TAAATATTTCTGTAGCTTCAATTGCTATTTTTTGTGCAACATCTCTTTCAATTAGTATTTTTATAATGTCATCTGCTATTTGTTTTGATGGTTGTTGTGTTTCTTTTATGTCTTCAAGCAATTCACTAAACTGTTCCTTAGCTGCTCGTGTAAGTGCAGGATTAAATACAGCAGTATGTAAAGAATATAACTCATCAATACTTATACTAGCATCATACTTATCGTGTGCTTTTTGTATTGTGTCATACAAAGAACCAAAGCTACCTTGAAATACATTACGAGATACTTGACCTTTATACTCTGTATAAAAATCTTTATCTAGCATTAGTTTTATTATTTGTTTCTCTATCATTTTGTCAATTCTTTTAAAAGGATTTGATCTATTGTTTCTGCTATTGATTGGTCTCTCTGTGTCCAACTACCTTTATGGGATTCCCAGACATCATATTTCCATTCATTCCATTTATCTAGTATTTCTTTTTTCATATCTTCAGTCATTAAACATCTCCTCTATCTCCTTTGTTCCATAATATTTTAAATCATCTTCTAATGTTTTAACATGAACATTCTTAATACCATAAGATTTAAGTTCATTAGCAATAGCAAATGATTTAGTTGTTGCATCTCGATCTAACCCTATATACAATTTTTTGTATTGTGTCAAGTGTTTCTTATGAGATTCTTTTAATGATGTACCCATTAAAGCTATGCCAGTTAGTACATTAGATACTGCACAAGCAGAGGCACAGTCTTCTACAAGTATAGCCTCTTTATGTTCTGTCAACCCACAAGTAAATGGTACATCTTTGTTACCATACATATACCATTTAGGATAGACTCTAGAATTTAATCCTCTACCTACTGCACCCACAATCTCATCTGTCTCTGGGTCTTTAACACAGAAGACTACTCTGTTCTGTGCTATGTCAAACTTTATTGTGGCTCTACCCCAACTCCATGCTTCCCAACAATTATTTTTATGTAGGTACTTCATTGCTTTCTCATCTGAATATACAGATGTAAAACTATCTGGCATTTCAAATTTTAAATTTTGTATTTCTTCTTTCTGTTTAAATGTATCTGTTACATAGTTCATATTTTTTTCTCCTTGATATTTACCTTTGGCATTACATGATGCATGAAAACAATACCAACTAAGATTGTTGGCTGATGTGTCTACTGATAAAGTATTTTTACCAGAACAAAAAGGACAATCCATTCTAACAGATGTATCTGGTGGAATGAATAGCCCTTCTATTACTGCTAGCTGTTGTTTATAATTCAGTTTGTATTTCCTCGTATGTTATTGTGTATTTATCTTTAGCGAAGAAATCACTAGCTTCTATTTTCATTAGTCCTTCGTTTAGATATTCTGCAACAGCATTCTCAATCATCTCTATTGTTGGTTCGTATGGAAATGGTATTAGTCCTTTTGCGTCTATTCCTAGTCCGAAGATTCTTACTTTGTATTTTTTCATCATGATTCTCCTTATCATAGTTGTCTTTATTTGTCAAGTTCTTTCTTAATTTTTTATAGTAATCTGGATGTTTAAACTCAAACATTTTCCTCTTCTGTTGTTTTATAATCTTGTAGCCATTCGTTTATTGTAATTCCAATATGTTCTGGAAAATCAGTAATAGTATGGTCATACCATGTGCCATCTGGTCTTTCTACAACTGCTGTAATTGTCCAGTCAGTAATTTTATGTTTCATTAATGCTCCTTATAACTTACTTGTTTAACTTTATGACTCCAACAGGCACGACAACTACCACACTCACCATCTTGTTTAGGTGCAGGACACTCACGACCTACTGCTTTCTTATCTTTATGCACACCAGATGTCCACTTCCAAAACTTAGGTGGTGGGCTATCAACTTTAGTTGTTGATACTCGTAAGCATAGATTCTTTGGTACATCTTCTTCTTTGATTTGATCTATGATTTGATACTCTCTAGTAGCTAACCAATACTTTATGTGTGGTGTAAGTTCACACACCTCAAATATTTTCATAAGATGTGAGTAAGATTGCACATCACCAGAGTCAAACCAACGGTGAAAACGCCTTGATTTATCTAGGTTTTTGTACTTTTGGGTAATAAGTTCTGCCATATAATCTACCCATTCTGGTAATGCAATGGCTTGATATCTTTTTTCATACATAGCCTTTACAACTGGGAATACATAACAACCTTTACCTGCATAACATTTGTTACAGATAGTGCCATCAACTAATGCTAGCTTACTACCTGTCACACAATATTGTATAGGTATACCCCATGCAAACGAGGGCATCTTACTTGGATTAGATAGACTACCTATCTTCTTCTCTATTTCTTTTATTGTTAATGCTTTCATAGTATCCTTTCTCAACTAAATGTTTATATAAATTTTTACAAGTCTTTGGTGTCTTATCTCCTAACTTGAAGTTACCTATAACTGCTTTTGCAAATGATGTATAACCTGTCACTCTAGGATTAGTCATAAGCATTCCATGTTCTGCTTGCATTTTTAATGCACGCAATAATGAACTTTGTTGTAGTGTGTATCCATCATCAAACACATATGTTCTTAGATCTGCCATATATTCTCCTTTGTTTATTGTTTATTTTGTTCGTACTCTGGGTCATAATAACTTACCCAGTACTTTCTGTCAAGTGTCTTGCAATAGGTTGCAAATATTTTATTACCTTTGTATGTACCATGTATCCATATCTCACCATTGCCTTCTTCGTAATCTGGATTTTCTATATAGGTAATATACTCTTGTGCTTTATCATCACATAATTCATAAGGCTGTAGCCTTGCAGGTATTTCTGCAAAGCCACCACCTATAAATAGTAAAGTAATTAATACTTCCACTAATTACTTTCTATTGGGTCTACCTCTGCCTCTTGTAATTCAGCTTGAGGTACAGCTTTCGTAGTAGGAATAATCATCTGATGCTTTTCCCACATAGCAGTATCACTATTCCAATAAGTAAAAGCTTCCATAGCTTTTCTTAGTTCATAGTGTAGCTCTTGTGTAGGTTTACGATCATTCTCAATTCTTGCAAGAATGTTGATGGCTCTCTTTCTTAAAGAACGCATCCATTTCATCTCCCAAGAAGTATCTACTGTTGGTTTCTCTGACATATGTCTCCTTTGTTGAGGGTTTATTTATATATATATGAAGCTATCTTAACACATAAAGTCTGGTGTGTCAACTGATGTGTACTTAGCAAAGTATGATTTGTATTCTTTGTAATACTTTCTATAAGAAAATATATAACAATCTCTTTTACAATCATCTGGCATACACAATGGTGGGTCTGTAAAATTTTTAACATCAAACTTATCTTTGATATTATCATTCAAACATATAAGATTGTTTAGTATTCTACCTGTCTTATGAATTCTGTTATGATACCTTAGTCTGTATTGATTAAGTAAATGACCTAACAAATCTATTGACCACATATAATTACCTAATGAATCTCCTACCCATATAGTCATGGGGTGGTGTGGGTATGCAGGTTTGTATAGTTGTTCATCAATACCACAATGTCTTTGATACGCAGTTGATAACATCTGTCCTGTTTCTAATATCATTTTTACTACATGCTTATCACAATGATAGCTAGCACATATCTCTGGGTCTTTGTGTAAGTGAAATATATTCATATCTTTAACTCTAATTTTCGTATTGCAAATCTTACTTGGTCAAGTGTTACTTTACCAGTATTATAATTATACATCAAGTTGTCATGTAATTTTATTATGTGATCTTGTTCTGTACCTGCAAGGTCACAGAAGAACTCACAATCTTTAGAACGAAACCAATCTGATGCTTGTTGTCTTTCTCTTTCTATTTGTATATCACTCATTACTCCACTCTTAGCATTGAACATACCAAATGAATCTTCAAACATAATTTGTATTTTTGCTATACCTATTTTTTCTTCGGGTGTCTTATCTATCTTCTCGTGATTGTATGTTTTCATAGTATTTCCTTTTTTGTTGTGCATTATAGCATAGATGTGACACTATGTCTACTTGGTTTTTCTGTTTAAATATGATAAGGTGTCCTGTCGTTGCAGGGGGGTTAGTATATACATACCACCCCCATACATTAGTTTGGATTGTTAAGAAGCTAGACTAATACCATTAGCTTGTTTGTAAGCTAATATCTTTTCTGCTCTTGTTTGTTTTGGCGAACCAATATTCATAATAGAATCGGCTGCGTCATCAATAGAGATAACCAAGTCCATACCCATTTTATCTGCGAGTATACTAGGGTCAATCTTCCATTGTATTTTGTTATGATTAGCAAACTTTTCTACTTGAGAGAACTTAGTCATAGATTTAATTACTTCTTTAAATCTAGTAACTCTAGCTACAACAGTTTTTATCCATTGTGTATGAGTATTGACTACCTCTTGTTTAGCACTAATCATCATATCAAACTTAGCAAACTCTAAGTCTGAACATGGTATTGCACGAGAACGACAACCACCTGTACCAATGATGTGTAAAGCATAATCATTTTTCCATGACTCATACTTATCTCCACCACCTTGACCACCTTGTAGCCAATGATGATTATCATTTCTACATTGTGACAAGTATGGGTTGCTGTTTCTACTGTACCTTGTATCTGACTTCTCTGCTTGTAAGTCAGCCTCAATGTTACAGTCTGGATTCAAACCTACTGCTTTCATATCTTCACGATACATAGCATATGCAAAGTTCTTACCATTGTTACTACTACCACTACCATAACGAGTGCCATAGTTTCCATTCATACTTCCATCTAATTCAAATGAAAAATGTCTGGACTTATCTACTTCATCATTGTATTGATCAAGCACCTTTGGTGCGTCAGTTACTTTGAAAAAGAAACAACTATCTGTGCCTACTGCATTAATAGTGTTATGCTTTTTCTGTAGTGATTGAAGTGTCGCAACATCTTCTAATGGAAATCTTCTTTCAACTACTTCTTTACAAGTAGCAAATGAAGATTGCATTGTAGACTTTGCGTCATCTCTTGATTGTTTGAACGCCTCTTTCTCAGAGGTATCCAATGATTCACAATGCTTACGAAAGTCTATAACTAACGACTTACGCTTATCAGCATTGAGTCTTATCTCTTTTTGTTCCATGAGTACTCCTTTGTTGGTTAAAAAAAAAAGACACCACCCAGATGTCTGAGTGATGCCTATATAATATACTATTGTTATTGATGTGTCAACTAGCTAAGCCAAGAGTGACTGCTAGTTCTTTGGCTTGTGCGTCAGATATGGTGTACCACCAACTGCTTTCAGCTATCTGTTCTGGTGTTTGTGCTTGTTCTCTTGTTATGTTTTGATCAACACCTTTGAGTAAGTTTCTTAAATGATAACGATTATGTTCTTCTGCTCTGTAATCGTATCTATACTCTACATACCAAGCATCTGCTAAATGTATTACTTGCTTATCAATAAAGCCTACTGCTTGCATACATGTGTTTGCATTATCATTGAACCACATATCACGACAACCATTAGAACACCAATGTATTAAATACTTTTGTGCTTTATTAGATTGATAATACTTAGCACCTTTACTGCCACGAATTTGATTTTGATTTTTCTTTTCGGGACACTTTTTATTCTGACACCATTCACTACTCATTAATATCTCCTTTGGTCATTAGTAATTTAAGATGATTGAATTTTACCTTATCAAACATTACTATTGTAATGTCATCATTTACTTCTAACCTATTGATTTTATAGACTTTTTTGCCTACGCTGAACCACTTCAATCTCTTAACAGATATATTTCGTGGTGCTTTTTTTTCTAGATCATGGGCTAGTATGTACTCATCAGCATCAGTAGTTCTTTTCTTACCTTTACGCTTGTACATTGTGCCATCAGTTTGTTTCCATGTTGAACGATTTAATAAATCAAACTTGCCTACTCGGTACTCGCCATTTACTTTTGTAAAACCTGCACGAAACTTTTTAGCTTTGGTTGATGTCAATAAATCATACAGTAGATTAGAAACACTACCGACTTGTATGTTTGTTTGTATCATTGTACTCCTATTGGTTAATAAGAGTACATAATACTTTAATTGTTATGATATGTCAAGTAACTACTTGCTTTGTCTTCCATTTGGAAACAAAGTTGTTTCTAATTTAGGATCGTCAAGTGTACCATTAGATATTCTATCTCTAAGTTCGTCATCAGATATTATATTTATATTTTCTGGAGTCACATCTTCTGGTGGTGTAGTAAGTATACCAGATAAAGATAATTTATTTTTTTTCTTATCATTTTGTTTATCTTTAATTAAAGATTGCAGTTTATGTATTAGTTCATGCTGATACATTATACTATCAAGTTCTGAGATTAACTTTTTGTTATGAAAGTTACTCATTTTTTCTATACTACCTTTTATATTAACAGCACAGCAATCTAATAGAAATTTAATTTCTTCTTCATTAAAGTTTTCCATATTATTTTCCTTATATTGGTTATTAAAGGTACATAATACTACAATTATTTGCTGTTGTCAACTATCTTTTGTATTTCATCTATGCGTTCATCTAGTTTATGAAGTTCAGAATATAAGATAGGATTATTTAAATATTTAGTTTTAAGTTTAATCATAACTTCATCAAACTTTTTTATTTTTAATTGTATTTGTCTTGCTAATGTAATCATAAGGTCAGTATATAAAAAAACCCCATGTATGTCAAGCGACACACACAGGGTAACTTTTAGAGGGAACTAAAACTTTTTATATATTATTGTCTACCACTTAACATAATTTGACGAAACTGATTCATCATATGTGCTGATATATTATCAAGCCCATTACTATCTTTGTAAATTTCTTTAGCTTTATTTAACTTGATAGTATTTTGTTTGTCGTGATTGATAGCTTTGTTTTTTGATTGAACTTCAGCTATCTCTGGTTGTGTTTGATCTACCATAGTTTTCTCCTTTGTTATTCTTATACTATATCAAGGATATATTGTTGTGTCAAATAGTACAGACAAAAAAAAGCCCTACCAGTATTGCTACCGATAGGGCTTAGACCTTTTCACATATCATAATGTTCCTATAATTCCGATTATACTACCCATAACGAGCCATATAAGTGAAACATAAATAAATGCTTTCATATTTATTTCTCCTTTCTATAGTTAATTAGTAATAAATCTACTGTATTACAGTAATATCTATGTGTCAAGTGATAAGCACAAAAAAAACGAGAGGGCAATTTTAATTTTGCCCCCTCGCAATTTTGTAAGTTGGTATTTTTAACTTATAAACCTACTGAATGTGCCAGTAAATGTAGCAATAAGTAGCCTATTAAAGCTATTGAAGTGTATATTAATATTGTTTTAATCATTTTGTTTTACCTCTCATAAATGATTGATGTAGTTTTTTTTGTTTATCTATTTCGTTTTCAATACCTCGCAATTTATATTGAGATATAACGAATAGAATAAGCCCTATAATAATAAGGCTTATTCCAGTATATAAAAGAATATTAAAAATAGTCATAGCAATCACATTTTTTAATAGGTTTTTTATTTGTTTTATATAAATCAAAATAACTTACACCCGAATAATATTTATTTTGTTTTAAAGTAGTACCATTTTTGTTTATATATATTGAAAACATTAATGGTGTATTACTTTTAATATATCTTAAAAGTTTTTTAAATATATTAAACATCATAATTATCACTCATGGTTTTTATTCTCTCATCTGTAGCATTGAGAGTCTGTTTTATTTCATCAGTAGTTTTTGATTTATAACTACTACTATCAAACGCAAATATTAAAATTGTGTAAAACATTTTTAAAAAAACATCACACCTTTTTAAAATTTCTTTTTCAAATTTAGTCATATTTTTTTTACCTCTATTTGTTAAGTTGTTATAATATAACATTACAACTTATTAAGGTATGTGTCAAACGCATGGCTCAGTATCAAGCTATGCACTAAGGACATATGTCGTTTTTGCATAGGGTGTATGAAACTATGTATATAATATATATATAATAAATAGATATAAATAATATATATAATAAATAGATATAAATAATATATATAATAAATAGATATACATTATATATATAGTTGCCTTATTTCTGCCACAATATTATAGTATGGTAAATATATGACAAAGTGTTGCATAAATATCACACCTTTAAATGTTTCACGTGAAACATTACAGATTAGAATGATTCTAATTAGCAATCAATTACAGGTTGTATTAGGGGGTGCGACATATATATACAAGTTACAGAAAAATAACTTGAACAAATCATTTGCATTAAGTGTTTTAATTTGCATAATGATCTTAATGATTAATTTAAAAATATTAAAAATAATATTGGTTAATCTAATAGGTAAGTAAAAATGACTAAAAATAAAACAATGTTAGATCAAGTTGAAGAAATTAAAGATAATAATTTAATGGACAATTTGAAAGCTAACGAGCAGTTAAAAAAAGCGTTGATTAAAGCGAGAAATTTAAGCAGATCGCTAAGGGATGACATTGTACCAATGTTAGCAAAAGCAGTTAATTCAGTTATGGCAGAAATGCTACAAAATAAAACTGAAATTGCAGATTGGAAAACAATGAAATTTTTGAGAGGTCATTGTTTTAATCAATCGGGTTATGACAGAAAAAAAGACCTTAACCAAAATTTTGAATTATCAGTTACAATGGCTGTAAGATTAGCAATTATGACTTATGACAATTCAACTGAATTTCAAATTACTAAAGATAATGAAATTATGGTTATGGACAAAATAGTTACGCCTTACATTGACCAAACTAAAAAAGGCCAAAAGGGTGCTACTAAAAAAATAAAAAATGATAGTGAGGAATTGGTGCAAATTGTACCTAGTGCAATCAATACAATTTGGGCAACAAAATATCCTACTACCAAAAGACCAAATGCAAAAACAAAAGAAAACATTAGTGCTACTTTAAAAAGTGCATTGAAAGTTTTAGAGGACTTGCAAAACATTTGTGAAAGTAAAAACCCACAAAAAATTGCAGAGCGTATTACTGATGATGATGCAGGCGTTATTGGTTCTTATAGCTTAATTGATTTTGCAATGATTAGAAATACATTTGCAAAATATGAAAGTGATATTAATGGTGATATTAAAAATGTTGCATAAATAAAACTAGCTAACACTTAAAGCCCAGGGCTAACCCCCTGGGTTTTTTTTTGCCTACTCTAAAAATTAATTAAGTTTAAAACTGATTAACACTAGGGGATATTTAAGTACAAAAATTCAAGGGCTACCCTCAGTAAAACCCCGACAACCACCCCAAAGAAAACCCAAAAATATACCCAGTAAATTTACTAGGGTTGACACTAGGTAAAAAAACTTAGGGGGGTACGAGTGACACAGGGGGGTACTACATATATACATACACGGTTATGCTAAAATCTCAGATTCCCCTGTAAACCACCTAGTGGCTACATTTATGCACTCAATATTCTGTAAATCTCTTGGCTATATGCTAGGGTGTTCCCTAGGGGGTATGTATAAATAGGTATATAGTATATATAAAACCCCCCCGTAGTATCTTCAATACTATTATACACCTACTTTTTACTTTTGTCAATGCTGATATGTTACAAAAGTGTCGCAGTCTACAAATAATCTTAATTTAATACTTGACAAAAGTGATATTCGTGTGTATACTAGAATCAGGTACACTTTAAACGG